TATAAATATTTAAAAGGTACCGTAAGGCATGGCTAACTCTGATAAAGAAATTCTAATAACGCCTAATAGGGGTCAAACTGCTGTTCCAGAAATCAAGTACGTTGGTTCTGGGAACGATCCTGTCACGTCTAAAGTATTAGATGACAATACAATATCGTTTGAATCTGGAACTAATCAATTATTTACTGTAGGAACAAATGTAACATCAGGTAATATCTTTACTGTTGCTGATGTTTCAGGTGTACCTAGTATTGCAGTAAATGCTAATGGAAGAGTAGATATTGCAAGGTATAATGGTTTTGCAAGTATAGGATATAATACAAACAACACTGATAAGGAACTTGCTGTTACTGGTAAGATTCATATTACTAGTAAAGTTGGAAGTAGTGAACCTGCTGAAATTCACTTCGGAGAAGGTGGAACCTTAACAGGTGAAGGTAGTATGTACATAGGATATGATGGTCCTAATTATGCAGATAATAATAATTATTGGTATGTTAGAAATACAAGTAATACAGATATTTTAACAGCAACTTATGGTGGTGCTGTTGGTATTCGTAATAATAATCCAAGAACAGTTTTACATATAAACGGAGGACATACTACCACTCAGTTTAGAATGACATTACCATCTGGTAGTAATGGTGGTGGAACTGGTGAAATTAATATGCAGATGTGGGTTTCTGAAGGTGGTGTGACTTGGGATGGTGGTGGTATTGGTATGAACGTCAGTAACTATAATACCTATTCATATCCAACTTCATCAAACTCTTCCGATAATAATTATTTCCCAAGATTAAATAGTAGTATAGGTGCAGCATATATAAGATTTCTTCCTAATCCAGGATATATTTCGTTCTCTACTAGAAATAATGATGGTACTTCTTATAGAGATCAAATCCATATGCGTTATGGATGTTTGGGTGTAAACGTTGTACCTAGTGGATCATATAGAATTCAAGTTACTGGTGATATAAACGTAACAGGAAAATACTATGTCAATGGTCAAGAAGCATCAGGTTTACCTGCACAAGCGGATCTTACTAGAGGTTCATATCTAGTATCTGATGGTGCTAACGGTGCATTCTGGCAGTATCCAGGTCAGATAGCAGCATCAACAGGAGTAGATAGTTGGAGATATAGAAGTTTAATTACACACGGATATATTTCTGGAGGATATAAAGGTTCTCAACCATGGAGATCCATGAATAAAACATGGCATCATAATGATGTTACTATGTACACTGGAGAACAGGTTGATAGAGCAGCAGCATATTGTGATGGTACTTGGTCTGACTATAATGGATATATTCATGGAACTGTAAACTCATACTCTGGTAACTCATCACATACATCAAGTTATAATTTACACACTGGTATTTGTAGAAACCAAGGTGATGGTAGATTCTCTGAATACTCATATGGATATGAGGGAGATGATCCTAAGAACGTTATGGGATATAACGTAACTGGTGGATGGCAGATGAACGCAGGTAGAAATGACTGTGGATGTGCTTCTGCACAAAAAGAACAAGCAGGTTACATAACAGGTGGTGGTAGTTCTACTACAAACAAATTACATTTTGCAACAGAAGTTATGTACAATACCAGTAACTCTGGTGATAGTGGTGACTTTGTTGCAGGTTGTGGAATGGAAACTAGATCATATTTTGCATGGAGAAACAGTAGTCAGAAATATATAACTCATAGTAATGATAGTTGGTCTAACCAAGGATTTGCTGGTAACAATAGAGGATGGTGTAAAGCATTACCTACTAAGTGGGGACACTTCTACATAGGTACTAGTAATAACGTTACTACACCTTTAAGAAAAGTTAGAGGTAGTGATGGTGCTGCCATTTCAAACTACAACAGATCTAGATCTGCTGGTGAGGAAAATATGGAAATGGGTCAGGACTGGGGTTATAAACTAGGTGACTTTAACGGTCAGCAGAATAACCACACAGAGAAATGGGATTACTCAAATGATTCCATAACCACTATGGGATTTGCAACAAGACCAAAAGGACATTATGGTCAGTCCTCTGCTGCATGTTCATCTGCTGCAGGTGCAGTAACTGTTACACGTAACACATAAAATGAAGTATTTAATTATTAAACAATCAGTTATGGATCCTCAATTCTTTATGGAGGAGAATGCCTATGATGATAGGTTTGTCTTTAAAGAATTGTATGATCTTCTCAATGTTTCATGTATTGAAATATCTACACAGATGTATAGTATTCATTCTAAATCTTGGAATGGAAAGTATATAGAAATATCAGAAGATACAGCAAAATTAGGATCAACTTTATTTTCTGAAGTTAGAGACACTGCTAAGTTGTGGGAAATTAGTGGACTTGACGGACCTGGATTAACTGGAAATGAAAATCCAGAGGTTTTTGAACAATACCCAGAAGCAACAGCAGAAAAAGTACCAGTTAGTATGGATGAAGTTCGTGGTACTATGACTATCAAAGAACATGTATTGGTTTTCATGAAAACATTTGCTAAAGAAATTATTGAAGAAGAATATCAAGCTAGATTCCTTGCATTAAGAGATACTTGTGAATTAGAATCTGCATCATGGGAGATACAAAAACATGAAGCAAGAGAATGGTTAACTAATGCTGGTTTAAATGGTAGTGTAACTCCATTCTTAGATTACTTGGCAACAGAAAGAGGTGAAGATAAGACAGTATTATCAAATAAAATACTTACTAAGGCAGAAGGATATCAAGATAAGTTATCTACAATGCTTGTTGCAATGCAGAAATTGAAAAAACAATTTAAAAGTACCACTTCTATAACTGATATAAATACTTTATATGAGGACTATCTCGGTGTTATGATGCCTACAACACAGGCAATCGAGATGGGCAGAACCCTATCAACAACTGATTGGGCACGTAAACCTGAGTATGAGGTAGCAGCAAATGAGTTCAACTTCTGAAATATCGAAGTATCTACAAATTGACACTAACGTTGTACATAATTCCGTAAAGGATATACAACTTAGTAAAGATTACATTGAAGAATTTGGTATAGGTGAATTGGATTGGAAAATCCTTGAAGGTTCACTTCATATGAATAGTTGTATGACACCATATCAGTGCAAACATTTTGTTGCTGATACACAACTAACACCATGGAGAAAGTGCAGACAAGCAATCCTAGAATTAGAAACTAGGTATCATGCTTATATTGAAGTTAAACATAGTTTACGTAAGGCACAGATCCAGTTAAAAATGATCATGAGGGACATGGAAAATGAAACTGATGATCTTGCAAAAGAATTACAAGCATGTGAAGCAAGTAAAGTTGAGTATGATGTAACGATCTGGAAAAGAAAATATAGACAATCTCAAGTAGAAATGGATAGTTTCTTAAAGATTGTAAAAGAGTATGTCAAACAAGAAGAAGATTTACCTCATTTCATTGAAATGAATGATAAAGAGGAAGCTCAGTATTGGATTGCTAGAATGGGTAAACAAGCTGCCTTAGATATTATATCTTATGGTAGAATCTCATCTGGTAATATGGATTCTATTGCTCTAATGCCAGAGACAGACCAAGTAGAAGCATTGAAAATTGCAGTAAGATACTCTACAATGATACAAGGTGGGATGGATAAATTAAACGTTCAGTTACAACCTGAGCTAAATAAATTTATGACTGATCCTAATGAAATGGTTGCAAAACTACAACCAGAACTTCAAGAGAAACTAAAAATAGAGGGCAATGACTTACAGTAATCCAAATTACATACCTTTAGATCAAATAAACTTTACTGAAAGTAGTGAAGAACTTAATCCAGATAGAAGGTCTCTAATTATGGCACCTATTATTCATTATGAATGTGCTGTAAAGTATCATTCAAATGATGAAGGTCTAGTGAATGAAGAAAAAGTGTTAGAACTTGCACAAGCCAATAAAGCAGTGATTGCCAATGGCAATGAGCAAGCATTTATTAATCTCGTTATTGAACAGTATGGTGAATTTCTCGCTTCCAATTAATCCTAAATTATCTAAAGAAACAGTAGAAGAAAATTTCATACCTTTTCTTAAAAAGTATAAACATTTAATATACGATCTATACTTCACTTGTCGTATGCCTCCGTTTCTACAGGATGCGATGGGTGATGTTTTTCATGGAGATATGCGTAGTACTACTTGGAATGCAGGATATATTTCTCAACAAACAGGTATACCATTATCAGCAACATTTAATAGTATATGGGTTCTTCCTACACAAAAGAATCTAGATGAATGGATTAAGAATTTCTCAGGTTTATATGAGACAGGTATTAGAACAGTTACTCTTCCACATACTTCATGGATGTTGACTGGTCAAATACAGAAAGCGTTTCCAGAGTTAAAAGTAAAGAATACAATACTTAGAGAAGTAACTAAAGCAAATGAAGTTATAGAATTAGCAAAAGCAGGTTTTTATTATATAAATTTAGATCGTGATCTTATGAGAGATCATGATCAATTAAGACGTTTAAAAGAAGCAAAAGAATATTGTGCATCCATTGGTAAACCAGTCAAGTTCTCTATGTTAACTAATGAGGGATGTTGGGGCGGTTGTCCTATTATGCCAGAACACTATCAATACAATGCTAATAGAAATCCAGATAATCCACAGTATTTTAATGATAGTATTAGTAGAGTTTCTTGTTCTGCTTGGGATGAAAAAGATCCTGCAACATCTTTAAAAGCAGCAAACTTACCTCCATGGAAAAAGGATTGGGAGGAGATGGGAGAACTTGGTATTGATGTATTTAAAATGCATGGAAGAGAAAACACTATGCGTTTAATGGAATCTATGGATATTATTAAAAGATGGGATACAGATGAAGAGATGTTGTTTCCTGAGTTTACTGAGTATATTGAAGATATATCATTAAAAGAGAAACCTATTGACGTATGGAGAGAGAAAATAAAGACATGTAAGTTTGATTGTTGGGATTGTGGTTATTGTAATACAGTTGTTGAATCTAGATTTAAAAAAGAAGAACGAACATTAGATGAATATGTTCGTAGAATATTAGATGCTATAGACAAAGGAGCAAAACATGAAAGTTACTTTGATGAAAGTAAACAGTTTATTGCAGGTCTAACATCTAATAAAATAAAACATTTCTTAAATAATCTATGTTCTTATAATGATTCAATTTATTTGGAATTAGGATCTTATACAGGTGCTACATTCTATGCTGCTACTGAGAACAATCCTATACGTGCCATGGCAGTTGATAACTGGTGTAACACTGATATCAAACCTATGAGAGAAGAAGTATTCTTTCCTACAATAAAAGATCCTAGAAAAGATTTCTTATCTAAGTTTAAAGATCCAAGATGGACATTCATAGAAAAGGATATAAGAACTCTAACACCTAGAGATATATGTGATAAACCTAATATTATATTTTATGATGCAGGTCATGAGTATTGGGAACAATATGAAAATATAGATGCAGTAATAAATTTATTTGCTGATAAGTTTATCCTTATTTTAGATGATGCTAACTTTAATGGTGTTGTCACTTCTATAGAAGAGATCATAAAGAAACATGATTTAAAAGTAATATGGCAAAGAAAGATTCTAACCACAACACCAGAGGATGATAAGGACTGGTGGAATGGTCTACAAATATTGGTGTTACAAAAATGAAGAAAACAGTTTGGGAGTTTGTAACCAAGAAACCAAATAATCCTTTTGTACCTAACTATAGGTTTGTACTTCTTTCAGGTCCTTGCTTTACTATAGGAGAGTGTCGTGAAATTAAATACTATCTCTTAGAAAAAGAAACTGAGTTACTAAAGAAACATACACATGCCATGGAAGGTATAGGTGATGGTAATACAGGATTAGGAAATGATTCTATAACTTCTAGGTTTCCATACTTCAGTGTGTTTGATTTTGAACATCCTTTTGTTGAAAGAATTAGGCAAGCTGTGCTAGAATATATGCAAGATATATGCAATATAACTAAAACAAATTGGCATAGTCATCTTTATGCTCAGTCATGGTTTAACGTCATGAGGAACGGGCAGAAGATAAATTTTCATTCTCATGGTATGAATGAAGACATACTTTATGGATTTCACATTACCATAGAAACCGAAAATACCAGCACTATATACCATAACCCGTTTGATACTAAACAAATTATTGAAGTTCCAAACGATATTGGTACCATAACGTTATTTCCAAATTACATACCACACCAAACTACAACCTATGAAGGGAATGATGTTAGAATAAGTATTGCAGGTGACCTAACAGAATCATCATCTGTTCCTAAAAAAGATTACGGTATTTACAGAGCATTGGGAGTATTATGACTACATTTATAGATGAGTTTCAAATATCAGATTTAACTCTATGTGATTCATTATTACAATTATATAATGATGCTCATGATAGAGGTATGACATTTGCAGGTCAATCAGGTGCTATGGGTCAAGCAAGACCAGAGATTAAAGCAAGCACTGACTTTTGGTTGAATGATTGTGATAAGTTAGGACCTCCTGAGAAGTATAGGTGGCCAGAGTTTCAAGCAGAACTTAATGGTTTCATAGATCAATACCTAGAGAAATATAGGTTCTTTGAGTATGGAGGTATGTTTACGTCTAGACATCTTCCTCAGATACAATGGTATAAACCTGGTGAAGGATATCACAAATGGCATATTGATGGTGCACAAATGAGTGCATGTGATCGTGCTATGGTTTATATGACATACTTAAATGATGTTACTGAAGGTGGTGGAACTATGTTCTATCATCAAGATGTTACTACTAAAGCAGTAAAAGGAAAAACTTTAATATTTCCTGCAGCGTATACACATTTACATAAGGGAGAAATATCTGAAACTCAACACAAGTATATACTGACGGGGTGGATTTGGTGGAAGTAATTGATGCACGTGCCTTTGCTATAACAGAAAGGATTGAACCTGAGATAATTCAAGTAGGTAATACTAATTCTAGAATGGTAATCATACCTAACTTCTTTCTATATCCAGACCAAATTAGAGAGTATGCTTTAAACTGTAAGTATTTTAAAGATCCTGAAGTACCTGAAAATCCAGGATATATTAATTATTTTTCATGGAATGAACAACAGGTATTACAGTTAACTAACCTGTTAAGGAATGAGTTTATGGATGATCATAGGACTTCTCATGATAGTTTTGCTCCTGTAATATCTTTACAAACATATAATAAGATTAATTTATATCAACCTCATGTTGATTATTTTCACTATGCAGGTATATGTCCATTAAATTTTAATGATGAATTATCTAATAATGTCTCTGGAACTTCTTTCTTTAGACACAAAAAAACTGGAGAAGAGTTTACAGCAATGGCAAACTATAGACATAAAGAAACTCTTGATTCCGATCCAAATGATTGGGAGGTATACCACACCCAGTATCATAAGTATAATGAATATATATTTTATGAATCAGCACTATTTCACTGTGCATATTGGAAGAAAGAAAACTGGACAACAAAATATCCTAGATTTACTTTCAATACATTCACTTGGTAAACCCTTATAAATAAATACGTTATTACTTCAAAACCATGACTCAACCCGAAATGATTGAACAGTTTAAAAAGCAACTCGAAGAAGTTGTTACAAAAATAAAAGAATTAGATCAAGAATTAAATCTTAAGAAAGAAGAATATTTCAAACTCACAGGTGCAGTACAGGCATTAGAGTTAGCAGCACAATCAGATGGTACAGAAGGTGGTACTATAACAGATACTACACCACCAACACCACCAGCAGACGGAATGGTTCCTCCAACTACACCAGTTCCAGCTACAGGCGTAATTCAATAGGACTTGGTGGTCTGCTAAATATAGTTAGAGGAATGTTATGTCTGGGATTATATGGCACAACCGACTACCAAAGCAGAATTAAAAGATTATTGTTTAAGAAGATTAGGTGCACCTGTCTTGGAAATCAATGTTGATGATGATCAAATTGATGACCTGATAGATGATGCTATCCAATTGTTTCAAGAACGTCACTTCGATGGTATCGAAAAGATGTTCTTAAAGCATAAACTTACAGCGTCTGATGTTGCTAAGTTTAGAGGATTAGATCAAGAACAATTATTAGGAACCGCTACAGGTGCAGTATTAACTGTCAAGATAGTGGAAGAGGGTAGTGGATATACTACTGGTACTGCTGTTGCTTATACTGGTGGTACAGGAACAAGTGCTACTTTTGATATTACCGCAAAAGACGGTCAGATATCAGAAGTAGAAGTAAGTGCTGCTGGAACAAATTATGTTGTAGAGGATGAGATTACTTTTACAGGTGGTGGAGGTAATGCTAAAATACAAGTCACAGGTATACAAGAGCAGACAGAATGGGAAGAAAGAGATAACTTCTTACAGATACCTCCTCAAGTATTAGGTATTAATAAAGTGTTTGGAGTTAAGGGAAGCAATATAAGAAGTAATATGTTTGGTTTAGAATATCAATTGTTCCTAAACGATCTGTATCAGTTTGGGTCTGTTGATATTCTTTCTTATTTTATGACTAAGACATATCTTGAAACATTAGATATGGTCTTGAATAATGGAGCATTCATACCTTTTAGATTTAATAGACGTGCTGATCGTTTATATATTGACACTGATAGATTAATGCTAGATGAGGGATCTTATATAATTATTGATTGCTATAGGTTACTAGATCCAACAACTTATGGTGAGGTTTATAACGATCCTTTCTTAAAGAAATATACTACTGCACTTATAAAAAGACAGTGGGGACAGAACCTTATCAAGTTTAAAGGTGCTCAGTTACCAGGTGGTATAACCATGAATGGTAGGGAATTATATGATGATGGAAATTCTGAAGTCATAAAGATTGAAGATCAAATTACATCTACATACGAACTTCCACCTAACTGGGAAATAGGATAAATGGCTAAGAATACCTATTTTACTCACGGTACTAGGAACGAACAGATCCTTAATGGGAATCTTGTAGATGAATATCTAAAGATGTTTGGATTAGATATTGTTTATATTCCTAGAAAACTAATAAGAAAAGATACTATATTAAATGATGAGGTTATCTCAGAGTTTAATGAGAGTTATATAATGTCTGCTTATCTAGAGAACTTTGCAGGTTTTGATGGTAATGGAGATTTCTTAACTAAGTTTGGTATTCAATCTAGTGATGAAATAAAGTTAGTAATATCTCGTAATATGTATGAGGATTTTGTTGCATACTCATTAACTGGAGCAACTAATATTGAAGTAGGAAGTAGACCACAAGAGGGAGATTTAGTATGGTTCCCTTTATCTGCTAACCTATTTGAGATTAAATTTGTAGAACATGAAGATCCTTTCTATCAGTTTGGTAAATTATATACATACAAACTTACATGTGAACTCTATCAATACAGTGGAGAAACTGGTGGAGGAAGTGGTATACTTGATAGTCAGGTAGATGAAGGGTATGTTGTTAAATACTATTACAACGCTATTACTGGAGCACCATCTATAGGTGAGACAGTAACTGGTGGTACTAGTGGTACTACTGCTAAAGTTAATAACTGGAGTACTACAGAATCTTGGGTAGAACTAAGAGCATTTAATGGAGAATTTCAAACTGGTGAGACACTTACAGGAAGTGATTCTGGTTTCACTATAAATATAACTACATTCGATGAGCTTAACATTAAGGACGCTTATGCAGATAATCTAGATTTTGAGACATTGGGAGATTCCCTTGTTGATTTTACTGAGATTAATCCGTTTGGCGAATTTGGAAATAGGAGTTAATTATGCTAGGAACTTACAATTACGATCAAATCATACGAAAGACAGTTATTGGATTTGGTACACTATTCAATAACATAGAGATTCGTAGATACAACGATGACAATACCACATACCAAAGGATGAAAGTTCCCTTGGCATATGGTCCTAGATCAAAATTTTTAGCAAGGTTAACAGAACAACCAGAACTTGGTAGACCTAATGCTATATCTCTGCCTCGTATGTCATTTGAAATGAATGGTATTTCATATGATTCTTCTAGGAAACAGAGTCCAATAAACTATACTACTACTGGCACTGCAGATGCTACAAAAGGAGTTAAGAAAACTTTTGTACCAGTTCCATATAATCTAGGATTTGAACTAAGTATAATCACAAGAACTCAAGAGGACTCTCTTCAGATTGTAGAACAAGTACTTCCAACATTCCAACCATCATTTAATCTATCAATTAAATTAGTAGAAGAAGCAAATATAATTAAAGATATTCCTATCATACTAAACAATGTATCATTTGTAGATGACTATGATGGTGACTTCTCCGATAGAAGGACTATCATATGGACATTAGATTTTGTAGTCAAGACATACATTTATGGTCCTACTACTGATGTTGGATTCATTAAGAAAGCAATCACTAAAGAGTATAGTGATACTAATCTTACTGCACCAGGACGTTACCGTAAGTATGAGGTTAGACCTACAGCGAAGATAGATAAGAATGCTGATAACGTCATTGATGCTATTGATGATTCACTTCTAGTTCCTGGTGATGACTTTGGATTTGGTGAAACATCTGGTTACTATGAGGATGTATAATGGATACCAGTGGTATTGAAAAGAGTTTAGATGTAGCAGCAGAGGTTCTTCCTCCTGATAAACCTAAACCTAAAAAGAAGGAACGTGAAGTTAATGTCGAAAAAGATGTTAAACAAGATTATGAATACTCACGTGGTCAACTATATGATGTCATAGAAAAAGGTCAGGAAGCATTAGCAGGTATCATAGATGTTGCTCAAAACACTGATCACCCTAGAGCATTTGAGGTTGCAGGTCAATTAGTTAAAAGTGTCTCTGACGCTACAGAGAAACTAATAGATCTACAAAAGAAAATGCAAGATCTTGAAGAAGGTCCTAAGAAAAACAAGGTTACAAATAACAATGCCTTGTTCGTTGGATCTACAGCAGAATTGTCGAAACTGTTGAAACAAGGTTTAAAAGATACTAAATAATTAAAAAGTTTTATAACGATG